ACGCCGGGCGTGCCGTCCTTCCGCGCCAAGGCCCGGGTCCCCGGCGCTGCCCACCTCGCGGACGACCAGAACCGCCTGACGCGGATCATGACCGACCACGGCGACCTCCGGGCCGCCATGCGCCGCGCCGCGTTCATTGGCCTCGTCTCGCCCTACTTCGGCGTCAAGGTCACCTACGACAAGAGCGAGAAGGTCGCCTACAACCGCGTCAAGTATTGCGCCGTCGAGGCACGCGACTGCGGCTACGAGCCGTTCCACCGCCGCTTCTACTGGCACGGCTACGACATGCAGTGGGGCGACCTGCCCGAGCACTGGAAGCCCGACGTCTCCGGCCAGGAAGCGCCCCACCCCTGGGAGATCGTCCGCGTCACCGAGTGCTACCACGAAGGCTTTGCCCACGGCACCAAGGGCAAGGGCTGCCCCATGTCGATCTTCGTGGCCCGCAACCGCCACAAGGACCCCTCGCTCACCGAGATCAACCTGACCGAGGACGTTGAGAACCCGGTCGGCACCTACGTTTGCACGGAGACGCTCCCCGAGTGCCCGTTGGTCATCGGCAACTTCCTCGACCCCGCCCCGAGCGAAGACGTTCCCGCCGCCGAGGTGCTCTCGTGGATCCCGCTCATGCGGATGATCGTGCAAACGCTCGTGCAAATCGACCGCGAGGTCCGCACCAGCAACAACACGATCCTCTACGACAAGAACGCGATCCAAGACGACGCCATCCAGGCCGTCCGCAGCGTCGTTCCCGGCGGAACCGTGTTCATCGGCGTCGATGCCGACGACAACACGCGCGGCGTCAACGCCACGATGCGCCCGGTTGAGCAAAGCACCGTGCTCAACGAGTACCTCGGCGCGCTCCAGACCTACATGCGGCTCTTCGACGACGTCACGGGCGTCTCGCCGAGCGATCGGGGCATCCCGAGCAACCCTCGCAAGAGCGCAACCGAGGCCGCAGCGATCACCGACGCGGCATCCAAGCGCAACGCCGACCGCCTGGAGATCATGGCGGCCATGTGGACCAAGATCGCGCAGATCGGCTTCAAGTATCAGCGCCAGATCTTCGGCAAGACGGTCGATATCCCCCTCGACAACGGCGTCATCCGCACCATCCGGGTCCCCGACCCCATGGTTGCGTGCTTCAGCTTCGACGTAGACCCCGTTGAGCTTGGCCACCTGTCCAATGCGGGCGATATCCAGGCTCTGATGCAGTGGCTGACCGTCACGACCAACGCACAACAGGCATTCCAAGGCGGCATCCCCCGCATGACGCGCGAAGCTCTGCGCCGCCTCGGCAACGCCATGGGCATCGAGGACGCCGACATCTTCCTCGACGCTCCCACCATCGAACTCGGCCCCGAAGAGCGGTACATCCGCTTCCTGCAAACGCAGGAGCCGATCATGGTCTTCGAGGACGACCAGCACGACATGTACGTCGCCTACTACGCCAAGATGCAGGAGGCGGCAGTGGCCCGGAACGCCGACGAGTTCGAGCTTATGGCCCTGCGCCAAGCCCTCGACATGCACCGCATGTACGCAGCGCGCCGCCAAGAGGTCATCAACCCCGCCTCCATGGGCGGCATCATCCCCGGCGTGGGCGCTGGCCCCGGCGAGGTGGACAACAACATGCTCGCTGCCCTGGCTACGGGCCAAACGCCCCAAGCCATGCCCCAGGGCGGCATCGGAGAGACGACCTACTGATGATCTACCCCTACCGCTGCCCCGAGCACGGCCCCTTCGAGGTCGAGAAGTCCATGGCGGACTCCGACCGCCCCGAGCCCTGCCCTGCATGCGGCGTCGAGCAGGAGGAGCAGGACATCACGGCCAAGCGCGTCGGCGGCTACGTCTCTACCGAAGGCGACTGGTGCAGCGGCAAGCTAGTCCACCAGCTTCACCCCAAGCACCCTGACCGGATGGTGACTTCCAAGCGCCAGATGGAGCAGGTTTACAAGAAGCACGGGATCTCCATCGACACCGGAAAGTTCGAGTCGAAGGAGGCCCAAATCGCGGCAACTCTCCCGCACAAACTGCGTACCGGAAAGAACCCGGGCGTCGTTGGGGGAGTTGACGATTGAGCTTTAAACATCTAAGCTACCCCCCGGGTAGTTTTCTTCAAACCGAGCCGAGAGGTAACCGTGTCTGAACCTACCCAACCCTCCGCCACCGAGGAAACGCAGCCTGTAAGTCCCAGCGTGGAGCCTGTCCATCAGGTAGACCTAGCTGAGGAAGCGGGAAGAGCAGCGGCGCAAGTCGCACCCACGGAGCAAAAAGTTCGCTCTTTGGATGATCTCGATTTGGACGGCGCTGTTCGTTCCAAGATCGAGTCTTACGTCAGCAAGGCAATCAACGACGCCGTCAGTAAGCACGACGAGCGGCAGAGCAAGAAGCTCAAAGACGACGGCTACATGAACCGTAGCCAGATCGAAGAGCTTCTAGTTGCTAAAGACGCCGAGTACCAGCGCCGCGAAGCAGCCAAGGAATCGTTCCTGAACGTCCTTGGCAGCGAGGGGCTGCATCCCGGTTCGGAAGGCTACAACAAGGTCCAAGCGACCTACGCTGAAGCCGTCCGGTCTGGCAAGCTCACGCCCGAGATCCTGCTCACTGAGGCGGGCATCCGCACACTCGTCGCCATGTCCGGCGCGAGCGGCACCCCTCAAGCAGGTGCTCCGCAAGCGGGTCTCGCCAAGTCGGCCCCCGAGGGCTCCATGCTCTACGCTGACGGCACGGTCCAGCTAAACGCTAAACGTGCTGACGACTCGACCCTGGAAGATCGCATGCGTCGTGCGGTCGAGGCATCTGTTCGACCCACTTCCTGAAAGCACTCCGCTAGGACCCAACCGTGACAATCCCCTCACTGTCTAGCCGTCAGCTAGACACGATGGTCTCGACGGCCATCGACACCTACTCGCGCGATCCGATCAACGCGCTCACCGACTCCGGTGAAAAGTTCCTGAAGACCGCTGCCTCCCAAGGCCGCGTCTTCGTCGTCAACGACTCCGAAGCTGTCCGTCACCCCATCATGTACGATGGCGGTGAGAACTCTTCGCTGTACGTCCCCGATCTGCTGTCGGGCCAGCCGACTAGCAACAACCTGTCGGACGAGGCATACGAAGTGCTGACGCACTGCCGCTTCGAGCTTCAGGCGGGCACGCGGAACATCAACTTCCCGCAGTCGCAGCCCCCGGGCAACGTCATCGACTACGTCTCGAACGTCGTCAAGGCGAACATGATGGAGATCCTCAACGAAGAGGAGATCCTGTTTGTTACCGGACGCCCCAACCGCAACATCCCGGCTGGCCCGCACCTCGCGCACGGCGCGTACCCTGGTGACGGCAACTACCTCGCGGGCTACCCGATCTCTCTCCCGGGTCTACTGTTCAACTCGTCTTCGCCTACTTCGGACTCTGGCGACGCTGACGGCACGACTACGGACGAAGCCTTCGCCGCCATCAAGACGGACGAGGTTGCGCGTTGGCAGCCGTACCACGTTGCGGCTACCGGCACCGACAGCTCTGGAATGTTTGGCGATCTCCAGAAGGCGATCCTGAACGCGACCTACTCCGAGGTTGAGCGCCCGACGCATGTCTACGTCACGCTGGACCAGTTCGAGAAGTTCCTCGACCTGCTCCGCACCCAAGGCGCCCTGCCCGACCCGGTTCGCGCCGACATGGGCAAGGAGGGGACCATCCCCTTCGGTGGTGTCACGATCGACTGGTCGCGCTACCTCGCAAAGAACGCGATCTACGATCTGACGGACCCGGAGAACACGACCGCGTCCTACCCGATGATCGGCATCAACTGGAACTCGCTCCGCCTGAACACTGTCCGCGCTGGCGGCATCGGTGACGGCAGCATCGGGTTCATCCGCCAGATCGGTGAGTTGCAGCCCCACCCGCTGCGGTCCAACGTCTTCAAGCGGATCGAGTGGAAGCGCCAGTGGTCGGTCGATAACGGGCGCCGCTCGTTCTTCACGATCTACGGCAACGTCAGCGTTTAGTTGACCGGGGGAGCCCCTCCCCCTTCCGGTGGTAAATCGGGCGGCGGCAAGTAAGCCGCTGCCTTACCCCAACCCGCTTCAATCGTATGGCAACACGCGCAGAACTAAGAACCCGACTCAAACGGCGCCTTGGTCTGGGCGTGTTGTCTGCGGTTGAAACGGAACGCCTCAACGAGGCAATCAACAGCGGACTCTCACGAGCCGAAACAGACAACATCCCCGGCCTCAACCGCTGGGAAATGACGGGCAGCGTCCTCGGTCGCCTTGACCTGTCAAGCGTCACCGTCACGCAGCACAGCGCCACGGTTAATGTGGGAGGCGTACATGTTCAGAACGACCATGTGCATCCGCGTGACATCCTCGTTGTAATCGAGGACGACGGCACCAAGACCAAGTTCCTCATTGAGGACGCGAGCGGCTCCCAGAACATTCTGCTGGGCATCAAAGCCAACCGCAGCATCGCCGGAACAAACGATAGCTACATCATCCGGCGCACGCTGGAGTTGCCCTCGACGGGTCAGATCGTTTCGATCCTCCCGGTAGAGGCCAAGACTGCTGACGGCCTTGCTCGCGAACCGGGCCTTGCTCTGCGCGATCCGTTCAAAGAAGGCACGCCTCGGTTCTACGAGCAGAACTTCTCGGACCTGCACGACACATCGTCCGTCTCGCTCTGGCCCGCGCCGACCGACACCACGCTCCAGTGGACAGTCACGCAAACGCAATACAAGCCGCGCATGGCGTCCGACTCCGACAGTCTGGAGTACCCCGAGGAGGTACTCGACGCCGTCCTTGAACGTGCCCGCGACTGTTACATGACTTGGACTGGCGCGGCTAACCAGAACGACATCACTGCGAGTTACCGAGCCCTGCGCGACACCAGCGATGCGCTCAAGAACTCCAGCAACCCCAAACAGGTGTTCTACAAGACATGAGTTGCGGCGAAGGCTGTGGCTGCGAGAGCGGTAAGTTTGGTTGTAGCTGCTGCTGCGCTCCCGTCACCAACATCAAAGGGGGTATCCACCCCGACTCCATCGAAAGCGTTGCGATAGACCTTGTCCTCGAAGAGGAGGGAACTATCACGCGAACGCACCGCGCCGAAACGCTCCTCCCTGAGCCGGTGCATATCGTTGGCATCGACGTCGCCTTGGTCGCTATCAGGCGCGACACCGCCGAACTCAACTCGGCCAAGCAGGTCATCGAACCGCTGACCGGAGCAGAGGGCAACTTGCGTGGCCGCGTGCCCGTCACTGTCTCGCTGTACACCATTCCGGGTTACGCGCCGGGCGATCTAAACAAGGGCGGGTTCAACCCCGACGACACCTCGGAGCAGAACCGCCGCTACGTCACGACCTGCGCCGTGACCTCGCAGAACCCGTTCTGGAAGTCACAAGAAGACCTGTTCGGCTTCTTCGCTGACGGCGGCCTCTTCATCGAGATGATCGCCCCCTCGGTGCAGTACGGCGTCCGCGTCGTTGTCCGCTACGTCCCGCGCCTCCAGTTCTCGCCCGCCTACCACGACCCGCTTGAAGTCATGCAGCACTACTGGCAGTGCAGCCGCGACGGCGAGTTCCTCGAAGGCTTCTACGGCGGCACTTCCCTTGACCTTGGGTCTGGCGAATCGTCTCCGCCTGTCTCTGAGCAGACGAGCACTGGCCGCTCCTTTAGCTCCGAGGCCAGTAGCAACGAGACTTACGACACCTGGGACACGTTCCTGTCCTACCCTAACTGATGAACCTCCAGAGACATCGCATCGACGAGCTACCGATGGATCGCCGCATCGCTGGCGAAGCTCGCGGTATCTCTGGTGGTCCTCAGATGGGCGCCCTCTACGAGCGCCGCGAAGTCGATCCTGAAGCGCCGCACGTTAAACGGCGCAAGGGCACCGAGCGCAACGACGTTGCCGTGCCCAACCGGCTCGGCGCGACCTACGACAGCACCAAGGGTCGCATCGTCGCCGACAAGAACTTCCAGGGCACTGCGGTGGGCTCGACTGGTTGGACGATCTTCGGCACGTTCAACGTCCCTAGCGACACCGACGAGACGACCCGCTACTGCCGCGTCATTACTTTCGGCAACGTCTCGCTCTACGTTGAGCGCAGCGTAAACGCTGGGGCGCCCCAAGTCCGCATCTCCGCCTACGACCGTCTCGGTAACTTCATTGTCCAGACGGCCCGGCGCACCATCGACACGGCCAACGGCAACGCTTTCCACTTCTTCTTCTGCCACGACCTCAACACCTTCCGGCAGAACAAGATCAGGCTCAACCTGTGGTACGTCTCGGAAACGCCAACCCTTGCGCCGGACGTAGACGCACTGCACGCACTGATCCCCTCGCCTACGCTCGAACTGTTCGGCGAGAACGAGTCGGCGCTGCTGCCCCGCTTCGCGCCTGTCGTCGTCAACAACGTCCGCATCTTCGGCAACGACGACTACACGACGGGCGACTACAACGCGCTTGCCCGCAGCACTGACGCGAGCGATGCTGGCTTGGTCTGGCAAGACCTTCTGTCCGAAGGAGGTAACGTCCTCTCCTACGGCAGCCCGGAGATCAACTCGTATGTGATCCCCACTGCGCCCCAGCTTTACGGCGACGAGCCTGACACTATCCGCTTCGGCGGCCTTGGCGTCATCGAGGTCCCGTTCTACCTCGACTTCGACGAGTACTTCTGGACGACGACCAACGCCGCCGCCCGCGAGAACTGGTGCTTCCAGCTAAAGCTGACGCTGCCAAAGATCCTCCGCGCCTCCACGGTCTTCGAGCTACAAGACCTTGTCCGCCTCGAAGTTGTCCAAGACGGCGGCTGGAAGTTTAAAGCGTTCTGGAGCGACACCGGGGCCGAGATCCTGCACTCGACCACCTTGACGGGTGGCGAGTCCTACGACGTCTTTGTTGCGCGTGACGCCAACAGCGTCTACCTCAAAGTGGACACGGTCGAGGTTTCTGCCGCTGCGCCCAACCCGATCGTCTACGCCTACGACAAGACGCTCGGCTTCGTCATCGGCGACAAGGTGGACTTCGAGAACAGCGCCCCCTTCGGCGGCCAACTCTCTCGCTTTGTCCTGCACAACGACGAGAGCCGCAGCTTCCAAGAACGCGAAGACGCCGTGCTCTACTACGACGTCAATTCGGTCCAAGGCGACGAGATGCTCGACCGGGGCAACCGCTCGCTCAACGGCTACCTTGGCGTCCGCTCCGACACGCAGCCGCCCTACTACGCAGAAGGTGGCTTCCCCGGCGGCGCCTACGTTGCAGCCTCGGGCGGCTACCTGATCTCGAACTCCAAGCCCGACATTGGCTACACGGGCGAGCTTCGCAAGCCGCTCACCAAAGACGCCGTTGTCCAGCGCCGGGGTCGCCGCGCCTTCCTTACGTCCAACGGCGTCAACTACATCGTTGACGACAAGACGAAGTCGATCCGCCCCCTCGGCATCCCGCGCCCCAGCACCAAGGTCTCTTGCACCCCGCAAGGCGTTGGCGCCATCGACGGCTTTGTCCGCTACGCCTACCGCTACGTCTCCATCGACGGCACGGTCGGCCCCGTCTTCGAGCTTGACCCCTGCGATGCGACGGGCGGCGTCAACGTATACATTGGCGCCGAGACGTTTAGCACGCCGAGCGACCCCGCCTTCGGCCTCTCTTACGGCGAGACCGAAAAGGACAAGCTCGTAGCTGACGACGCGGTCGAGTGCTTCATCGCACGCGACTACGACTCGGGTAACAACCAGCTACTCCACACGGAGAAGAGCTTCCCTGGCCTAACGCTCGAAACTGCCTTCCGCATCCCAGACGTCGGTCAGTCAGTCAAAGAGTCTGTCGTTTCGCAAGGCGTTTATTGCCCCCCCGGCCCGAGTGAGTGGGTGTCGCGTAACGCGCCCAAGAACTTCCCGTGGATCGGGAGTAACGCGCAGGAGTGCTGCTTTCAGTTCACCTTCCGCTACAGGCGAGACTCCCGCACGGGCAAGTCGCACCAAACGCTGTTTATGGTTGGGGCCGAGAACCAGAAGTACAAAACTGGTTCGATCAGCAGCAGTACGCACTGGCGCTTGCACCACCTTGTCGTCTCGATCCAACCGCCCAGGACCATTGGCGACTTTACACGCAAGTCAATCGTCGTTACGCGTGACGCGCCCTCCGGCAGCAACCACCGAGACAACGACCTGACCCAATGGTCGAAAGACGTCACGCTGCTCGACAATCACGACTACACCATCTTTGTTAGTCGTGCCGGAACGCTCTACGGCAACGCTCCAGGCGCCGACGTTACGCTCGCTCTCTACGATCACACCGACGACGAGTGGGAAAACTTCCCCGGCGAACCTGCGGGCACTGTGCAGATTGCCGGGATCAACTTCTGGGGCTCAAGCTACTCGGGTTCGGCGCGCGACCAAGTTCTGTGGGGCGGCTGCCGCTGGGAAAGCGGGTGGATTTCAGGCAAGACGCGCGTCCGTCCTACGGCGGGCTCTTCGTCGTTCGACTTCACCTATCTAAGTGCTTTTGCCAACGGCACTACGCTCAGCCAAACAGACCCCATTGGTCAGGTCATGTACCACGGGCGCATGTGGCGGCAAGACTTCCCGCTCACGCTCTTGGCCAACAAAGCTCTCGACCGCTATGGCGCGCGCAGCGGCCCCCTGGCCAACAACCTAGAAGTTGACGTCGCGTTCTGCCCCGACTCTTCCAAGAGAGTGATTAACGGTGGCTACGATTACCCAAGCGACATTCGCACTAGGTACTTCGCGTGGCCCGCCGGTTTCATCAACGCCAACGTCACGCTGACTGACGTTGGAGAGAAGGGCGTGTTCTTGGGCTACGGCTTCGACAACACGATTACCGCAGGTTCGCCCGACACTCACGCAGTCACCTCGACGGATGACATCCCGCTCTGGTGCGCCTACTCAAGCCGGGACGAGGGTTCGCTTATCATCGGCACAGGTAAGGACCCCGCCGTCTCCATCGCCAAGAAGAAGTGGCACGATGGGTCGGACGTCCAGACCTTCGACGAGTTTGCCAACACCATTGACCTCAAGCAGTGGACTTGGATCACGCTGTACATCTCGCAACAGGCGGGCCTTGGCGGTTCGGCAGGTGAGTACCAAGTATGGCTAGAGCGAGTCTTCATCGACGGCAACACAGGACCGTGGGGCGAACTCTTCAATGCGGGCATTGGCGTCTACAAGGCGCAAAACACCGCAGCGGGAGCGGGCCAGTACACGCTGTTCACCGTAGGTGGCGTCCCCGGTATCGAGAGCGACTACGAAATCGAGATCGCTGAAGCGCGTCTCTGGGACGGCGAACGCTACACCGCGCAAGGTGGCGGCGAGGGTAACGAAACCTTTGGCCCCTACCTCTCGACGCGCATCCCGCCGAACGACTGGGACAAGCTCTGGCACTACCTCCGCTTTGCTCCGCTCGATGTCAACGACATGGACAACCAAGCCACGATGGACAACGTGGGTGGTTACTCCGAGGAGGGCGGCAACACACAGGTTTCGACGGACGCGGTCGTCATCTACCAAGGCGCGCAAGTCAAAGAGGGTGGCGATGTCAGCGGCAGCGGTGGCGCTGACTACTTCATCCCCTTCCCCACGCCGCCTCAATCTTCCATCCGGGGCATTCAACTCTTCCGCACGCAGGTCGTGCCGGTCGAGGAGAACTACCCCAACGGCGAGCCGAACCCCAACGCCCAGACGGACGCGTTTAAAGCGTGCCGCGCTGCCCCGCTCTACTACCTGAGCGAGATCCCGGACGGCACCCAGGCTTACTTCGACACCGCCACCGACGCGCTCCTCGGCGCCGAACTCAACTTGACCGAGGGCCTGATCCCCGGCAACCCTGGCGGCGTCTTCGAGTGGGACAACTTCCTCGCCATCTGGGTCACCGACGCGCCGCGCATCCACTTCGCTGCCTCGCCCGATTCGTGGGAGAGCTTCCCCAGCGACATGGTCCTCGAACTTCCGCTCAAGGAGTCGGGCACCATCCAGGCAGCCACCGAGCTTGCCTCCCGCGATGCGCGTAACTCTCGCGTCCTTGTCCTGGGCAAGAGTTGGGGCCTCTTCCTCGACGGCTCGCCCATGCAGCCCCGCGTCAACACGCTGGGCGGCGGCGTCGGCGCAGCTTCTTCTCGCTGCCTCGTCGTCGAGAAGGGCATCGCCTACGCCTACAACGGCACGCTCTGG